ATGTAATTGTAGTACAGATAAAGCCACCGTCTAAGAGTGGTCTTTCAGAGGAGCCTTCGGGCTCCTCTTTTTTTATTCCTAAATAAGGAATAAGGAGAAAAATATGAGTGGTCTAATTACCAAACCAAAAAACACCAATCTATTACAACCTACCAAATATTCTGTTAGTTTTCCAGAAATATCTGATACCATTTACTTTTGTCAGAAAGTAAATCTTCCTGGTGTACAAGTAACAGAACTTCCTCAAGTCACGCCTAATTTGGACCTTTTTGTGCCAGGTACCAAAATGACTTATGGTACTTTTGATATTGAATTTTTAGTAAATGAGGATCTTTCTGCTTGGCTATACATACACGATTGGATTCGTGGCATAACAACAGATCAACAGTACAGAACAAAACCAAGATGCCAAGCAATACTTACTGTGTATTCCAATCAAAACAATCCAAAATTTAGAATTAAATTTATGGATATATTCCCCCTTTCTCTCGGCGATATTGAATTTGATACCACTCTTTCCGCTGATGATCACTTATCTTCAACAGCAAGTTTCCGTTTTAATTACTTTGACATTGAAAGAATTTGATGATATAATAAAGGTTTATAAATGGATTTATTATGGAAACTCTTGAACAAATTATCAAATATTGGGACGAAGATTCGGTTATCGACTCAACTGAGCCAGGTAAAGAGCTTCTAAAAATACCAACGCTTCACAATAAGTACCTAAAGATTCTTGTCAAACATCGACTGGCGAACAAGCGTATCAATTTTGAATATTCAAAGCTCAGAAAAGTTAAAGAAGAATATTATAACGGTAGCCTTTCACAGGAAGAATTGGATGAATATCAATGGGAGCCCTTTCTTCTTAACATCAAAACCAAGCAGGGAATCGAAAGATATATAGAATCAGATAAAGATTTGATTCGCTTGCTGGAAAAGAAAATGCATCATGATGAAGCTATTGCAGTTTGTGAATCTATTCTACAAGAACTGAAAAGCAGGACATTTCAGCTTAGAGATTATATTTCATGGGAAAGATTTATAGGTGGAAACTAAATTAGTTATAAGAAAAAGCAATGAAGCATATGTAAAAATAGATTGTGATAGAAGCACGGCTCAAGAACTATCAGATTATTTTTCATTCTATGTGCCAGGGTTTCAATTTATTCCAGCGTACAGAAATAAAATCTGGAATGGAAAAATATATCTTTATCACATAGACACAAAGTTATTATATCACGGGCTGTATTCTCTAGTTGAAACTTTTGCATCAGAAAGAAATTACACAGTAGAATATGCAGACCCAAGACCTGATCTAACAGACGATTTCTCAGAACATCTAGCGGAAAAGTTTTTCGCAGAATTAAATCCTCATTCTAATAATAAGAAACTCACAATAGACAAACATCAAAAAGATGCGTTCCTTCATTCGATGAGGAATCGCAGGTGCCTTATACTATCTCCAACCGCATCAGGCAAATCTCTTATCATGTATATGATAGTTCGACAACTGCTCGATTATCATTGCAAAAAAGGTTTGATTATAGTTCCTAGAACATCTCTTGTTGAACAGCTATACTCAGACTTTGTTGATTATTCTACAGAAAATGGCTGGAGTGCAGCAAATAATGTACACAGAATCTATCAAGGTAAAGAAAAGGTAACAGATTTACCTCTTGTCATTACGACATGGCAATCAATATACAAATTTCCCAAAGAATATTTTGAACAATTCGATTTTGTTATCGGTGATGAAGCACATTTATTCAAGTCTCAATCACTCACCTCTATACTGACACAATGTATCAATGCTCGATATAGAATAGGGTTGACAGGCAGCTTAGATGGAACGAAAACTCATAAACTTGTATTAGAAGGTCTCTTTGGGCTTGCAGAAAGAGTAGCAACAACAAAAGAGTTAATGTCTAAAAATCGTCTGGCTGATTTCGAAATCAAATGTCTTGTACTTAAACACTCTGATGAAAAATGTGAAGCTCTAAAAAAAGCTACATATCAGGAAGAGATTGAATATTTAATACTCAATGAAACTCGAAATAAATTTATTCGAAATCTTGTGGTATCTTTAAAAGGTAATAGTCTAATACTGTATCAATTTGTTGACAAACATGGCAAAATTCTATACGATATGGTTTCCAATACAAAAAGTATAGGAGAACGTAAAGTATTTTTTATTTACGGTAAAACTGATGTTGAAACTCGTGAAAGTGTCCGCAGTATAACAGAAAAAGAAGAAAATGCAATCATCATTGCTTCATATGGCACCTTTTCTACCGGTATTAATATTAGAAATTTGCATAATGTAATTTTTGCTTCTCCATCAAAATCAAGAATTCGTAATCTCCAGTCAATCGGAAGGGCACTTAGACTTGGTGATAATAAAGAAAAGGCCATATTATACGATATTGCTGATGACTTGAGATATAAAAATCATATGAATTATACGCTCAAACATTTTGTGGAACGAACCAAACTATATAATGAAGAGAAGTTTGTCTACAAACTTTACAAAATAGGACTCAAAAATGGAAACAATCCAAGTAATTAAGTTATACAACGGAGATGAGATTATCGGATTCACAGAAGATGTTGATAATAAATTATTAGTAAGGCAGGCTTTTCAATTCTTTTTGAAAGTTGATAAAAACGGATTACATAATATTTCTATGGACTATTGGTTACCTGAACCTGTAATTAAAGATGGATTAGCAATAATTGCTAAAGATAAAATCATAGCTATTATGGAACCTTCGGATGACTTTAAAGAATATTATGAAAATGCTTTAAGTTCTGTGGAAAAGACTAAAGAAGTAAAAGGTGATAAATTAGATATTTTGGAAGATGGTACCGAAGAAGATAAACTCAAATTATTACTTGAAGCACTACAGGTTCCGGAATCTAGATTTATTAATTAACATGCAGAGGGTACATAGTGGAGTATAGACCTTTGTCAAGTGGAAATCAATACATATTATGGTGAATAAACACATGAATACCAAAAAACCTCATTACATAAACAATGCCGATTTTTGCAAAGCATTGGTAGACTATAAAGCATCTGTTGAAAAAGCAAAAACAGAAAACCTTCCTAAACCTCTGATACCAAATTACATTGGTGAGTGTTTCATGAAAATTGCGGAAGGGTTATCCCATCGACCAAATTTTATCAATTATACCTATCGAGATGAAATGGTTGCCGATGGTATCGAAAATTGTATAATGTATTTTGAAAATTTTGATCCTTTAAAGTCCAACAATGCTTTTGCATATTTCACACAAATCATTTACTTTGCATTTCTGCGAAGAATTCAAAAAGAAAAGAAGCAGATGTACGTCAAATATAAATCAACCGAACAATTTGGTATCTTTGATGAACCGGAGTTGATGGGGTTTGATGAAATTAATTCGAAACCATTTGAGTTATATGACAATATATCGGAATTCATAGAGACATTTGAGGAAACTAAAAAGAAAAAGAAAGCTGCCAAAAAGGAAAAAGGTGTTGAAAAGTTTTTAGAGGAGTGAATTATGAAAGATGATATGAAAGTGGGTTTTACTTGTTCATGTTTTGATTTGTTTCACGCTGGGCATGTAATGATGTTGAAAGAGGCAAAGACCCAATGTGATTGGCTTGTTGTTGGGTTACAGACAGATCCAACGTTAGATAGAGCCGGAAAAAATAAACCAATACAATCGGTTCTAGAGAGATTCATACAACTTGAAGCATGCAAATATGTAGATGAAATAATTCCATATTCTACCGAAAAAGATTTGATGGATATCTTGACTTCTTACTCAATTGATGTTAGAATCATCGGAGAAGAATACCGCAATAAAGATTTTACTGGTAAAGCATTAACGATTCCAATTTATTATAATTCTCGCCGTCATAGTTTTAGCTCAACAGAGTTGAGAACTAGAATTGCTAATATGAACATGAATAGTATATCGGTGATACCGACGCTTGATACTATAAAACCTATAGAACTTAAAGAACTATACGACATAAAATTATACAGCGAAAAGTGATGAAAATAGCATTAATTACCGACCAACATTTTGGTGCAAGAAATGACTCTTTACATTTCTTAGACTACTATGAAAAATTTTATAATCTATTTTTTCCAGAAATAGATGACCATAATATTGATCATGTTTTAATTTTAGGTGATACTTTTGATCGAAGAAAGTATGTCAATTTTTACTCTTTGCAGAGGGCAAAGCGTATGTTTTTTGATAGACTTAAAGCTAGAGACATAAAAGTTTACATGTTGGTCGGTAACCATGATACCTATTATAAAAATACAAATGACGTTAATTCACCAGAACTCATGTTGAATGAGTATGACAACATCACTGTTATAAATGACCCGCAAACTATTGAGGTCGATGGTGTGAAAATTTGTATGGTGCCATGGATTTGTTCCGATAATTACGTTGTTTCGATGAATGAAATTAAAAATACGGATGCAACTGTCTGCATGGGACATTTTGAAATTCAAGGGTTTCAGATGTACAGAGGTGCACCATCGGAAGAAGGGTTAAATTCCGAGATTTTTAAAAAATTTGACATGGTGTTCTCGGGGCATTATCACCATAAATCTTCTAGAGAAAATATCCATTATCTTGGAAATCCATATGAATTGACATGGCAAGATTATGATGATCCTAGAGGCTTTCATATATTCGATTTGAAGACTCATGATTTACAATTTCTTAAAAATCCCTATAAAATGTTTCATAAAATCATTTATGATGACAAACAAAATGATATTCAAGTAATTCAAGAACAGGATTTAAAAATATTTTCCTCTGTTTATGTCAAAGTGGTTGTGGTAAATAAAACAAATCCATACCTATTTGACATGTATATCAATAAATTATATCAAGTCAATCCAATTGACATTACTATTGCTGAAGATTTTACCGAGATAGAGGATATTTCAGAAGAAGATATTGATCAAGCAGAAGACACAATAACAATACTAAGTAAATATGTTGATAACTTGACAACTGATTTAGATAAAGCTAAACTCAAATCTCTATTTAGAGAAGTTTATGTCGAAGCATTGAATGAGGAAAATGTATGAGCCATGTTACAAGGTTGGTTAATAAATCTTTAGATAAACTTTTATTTTTACCAAGTATGCATGTAGACACAGGATTTTTTTCTCCTGGAGAATGTGATGCTATTTGTGCAATTTGTGGTACTCTAGGGCTAGGTGAAGGTGGACTATTTTCTGGAAATGATATCTATAGTACAAGAAAAGCCAAAACGGCTTTTATAAATCAGCCTGACGGAACAACGCAATGGATTTATGATAAATTCAATAATATGATTGGTTATTATAACGATACGTTATTCGGATTTGATCTTACTGGATATGATTATTTTCAATATGCGGAATACGATGTAACAGGAAAACATAATTTTCACATGGACATTGCTATGAATTCTCCGCAACAAATTGATTATAGGATCAATGAACACTTTAGAAAGATGACGATTGTGTTGATGTTAAACCAGCAAGGAGTAGATTTCGAGGGAGGTGATTTTCAAGTAAATTTATCAGAAGAACGATTGCCCGTCAAAGTGCATATGAATAAAGGGCATGTGTTATTACTTCCTTCTTTTCTATTACATAGAGTAACACCCATTACAAATGGTATAAGAAAAACTCTCGTGACTTGGGTTAATGGTCCAAAGTTTAGATAATGATTATTTTTCAAAAATGTAGGTGGAAAAATTTTCTTTCCACCGGTAACGCTTATACTGAAATTGATCTAACACGATCAACTAATACACTCATCATTGGTCAAAACGGAGCGGGCAAATCTACTATTTTAGATGCATTAACG